TTGGGTATGTTAGACAGAACCTGAAAAAGTTGCAGGGGGAGACGAGCATATGAAAGTTGCGCAATCAATCCCAATCAAAGCAGTTATCCAAATTTAAGGACGTTGATATCTCAATACTTACAATGGTGTCAAAACAACAAGTCCGCATTGGATTGAACCCGCTTCGGCGGGTTTTTTTTGCATCTCATTTATAGGCTAAGGTTAACAATTTGTGCTCTTAAGTCATTGATCATTTCAATGTATCGGTGTACTGTACAAATATACAGTATATGCAGTGGAGGCTAATATGAAAGTTGAACTCACCATTGATCGTACTAAAGAACTTCCAAAGGGAGCAGTGCCGGCGCTGGAGAAAGAGTTACTTAAAAGGTTGGGTAATCAGTATGAGAACTGCAGCCTGAGCATACGTCGTACAGGCTCTGATGGCTTAAGTGTTCTTGGTGGTGACAAGGAAGATAAAAAAGAAAATAGAGACTATCCTCCAGGAAACCTGGGAAAGTGCTGACGACTGGTTTTATTAATTATTTTGGGTGTTACTTTTATCCCGTTTGCATGGGGGAGTTTAAGTGAAAGAAAAATTAGGATTGCCCAAAAAAGGCTACGCAGTCATCAGATGTCACGATGGAGTCATCGTTGCCAGGCTGCAATCATTTCCTGAGTGTGAGCGCGCCCTGATGTACCGTCGCGGTAGCATGGTGTCTTTCATGCCTCTTCAGGATAATGAAATTATTGGTACACCTACGTTGTTTACCCAGATGCTGGAAAGGGCTGGTTATCGCGTTACCCAAAAATCTGTTACACTCCCGTCATAGGCCTGAACAACCTATACCTGCTGCGCCACAGGAGAAAAGCCCCATGGCGCAAGATCAATTCAAGCAATCCCTCATACTGACGTTAACCAACGCCAGCGATTTTCTTTTTGCCGCATCCAGAGGTGCGTTATGAAGAAAAGCTGGTTTCAACATACACAACTCACCACTGAGCAGGCTGACGAACTGGAAGCCAGCTATAAAGCAAAGCAGATTAAGACCGAGCGTAGTCTGGATAATGACTTTATTCACTGGACGATCAGCGCATTCTTGCCGGAAGTATCTAAGCCTCCTCGTCAGGACAGAACCTGGCAACAACGGATCTGGAGGTGATTGTGGAAGTCTACGATATCACCCCAATGGGCAAGCCCAGAATGACGCGCGCTGACAAATGGAAAAAGCGCCCCGAGGTTCTGCGTTACCGGGCTTTCTGTGATGAAGTTCGTCTGCAGGGTGTTGAATTGCCGGAAAGCGGTTCGCATGTCACCTTCATTCTTCCGATGCCAGCGAGCTGGAGCAAAAAGAAACGGGCTGAGTTCAACGGTAAACCACACCAGGCTAAACCTGATTTCGACAACATGATGAAAGCCCTGATGGATGCTATTTACGAAGATGACGCTCACATCTGGGATTCACGCGTAACAAAATTATGGGGAGAGAAGGGACAAATAATTATCGGGGAGATAGCAGAATGAGGGCGTTGCTTAAACCCGTGGTTGCGCGTGAGCTTGGAATTGTGCTGCTCAAGCCGGGCAGTGAGCTGATGTCATTATTCAGTTCTGAGCGTGTGCTGGTGGAAAGCCAGCCGGCAGGGATGGAACGGTTGCCTGCTGGCCGTGTTCCTGACGTTCGCCAGCCGCTTGCGTGTGACGAGTCCCTGAGACTGTTCTTCCTGGATGAAAAAGTTATTAAGGCTGCTGGTGGTTTGAGTGGCCTTGATTACTGGCTTATGCGTTATGGCGGCCAATGCTGTCAGTGGCCACACAGCGATTACCATTATCACGAGTTAACCATCCTGCGCCATGAACCCGGATCGGTTCTTCTGTGTGGACATTGTGATAACCATTTGCGCGACCACTACAGCGAACAACTTGCAGAGCTGGCGAGATGTAATGTTATTAGCTGGATTATCAACAGCATTATGGTGGCGCTGAATCAGGATCCTTCCAGAGAACTGTCGCTGGCGGAGCTATGCTGGTGGGCGGTACGTATGGGTGTTACCGACGCAATTCCCGATTCAGTAGCCAGGCGGGCGCTTCGTATTCCTTCGGAAGATCATAAGTCAGTCATGCATGAATGCGACGTCGAGCCGGGTGTAACCGCCACCAGCATCATTACAGCCAAAGCCAGCACAGTAACCGTGAACATGCCACCAGCGCAGGTGCCTGAGGTTAAGCCTGTAGTTGGTGTTCTGGTCGACCCTGAGTCCCCGCAAACCTATATGAAACGTCCAAAGCGGATCCGCTGGACGGCCCCCAGATATCTGGAATGGATTAAAACACAGCCCTGCGAAGGCTGCGGTAAACCATCAGATGACCCACACCATTTAATTGGCTGGGGGCAGGGAGGGATGGCAACGAAAGCGCATGATATTTTCGCGATCCCTTTGTGTCGCCAGTGCCATACAGAACTACATAACGACCCGGTAAAGTTTGAGCAAAAACATGTTCCTCAGCCGGTAATGATAATCAGAGTACTGGACCGGGCTTATGGGCTCAGCGTTCTGGCGTAAGGAGATATTTGATGCGTGATATGTATGAAGTGATGGATCGTTGGGGCGCTTGGGCTGCAGCTGACAGCAGCGGTGTGGACTGGCAACCAATTGCAGCAGGATTTAAATACTTAATTCCACATGGTAAAAAGTCACGTCAGCAATGCGATGATGATCAAGGCATAATGATTGATGGTTGTGTTGCACGTCTTAAAAAATATATGCCGGAGAAGTATGAGCTTATTGTTGCTCACTTTGTGATCGGTATTTCATTGCGAGCCATAGCTAAGAAAAATAAGTGTTCAGATGGGAAAATAAGAAAGGATATGGAAACTGCGTTAGGATTTGTTGCTGGGATAATTGCAATGCTACAGGATTAAAACCATTGGAGGGAAACCCTCCAATGGTTAATTATCATATCTCGCAACGTTTTCATGAAATCTACAGAAGTGAATAGAAAGCTTAAAAAGTAAAATGTAAAACCCGACTTGACTTAAAGTAAGGATTTTTTCTTGCCTCTCTAGGGACTTTCGTAACTCTTCTGTTGGTATTTGATGAACATCATCAAGGAAAATGATGCTTTCAGGTATATGTTCACATTCAGGCAAATAAACAACATTGGTTACAAGTTGTTTTTTTATAGCATCTAACTTTTGGTCAATAACTCCCTGTGGAATTTGTGCGCTACGAAGTTTTTCCACCATTGCATCTAATTTTATCAAAGGTGCAAAAACAGCACGCATCGGGAATTCACGTTTATTCTGAGTATCTATATCACAACTGTTACTTAGAATTATTCCCTTTATCTGTCTACTGCCTTGAGGCCCGTATATGGTTAACTGTTTAAAAACATCACCTTGCAGTGCTGCATTTCTCAAATCAACAGGATAATTTGATAAATAATAATTTGTATTCTCTGGAAAATCTTCTAAGGCTCTCGCAAGTCCTTCTTTTTGTGATTGAGTCAGGTAATAAGGTATTTGATCTTTAAATTTCTCAACATCAAGGAAAACGTTAGTACTCATTGATTAATCCAGATAAATATCCCATAAGGAATCTAGAATTACAGATTCTATCTCATTGCCTAAAGTTATTTGGTTGGAAGAGATTGCACCATAAAAATTTGAAACAGTAGACGCAAACCTAGCATCTGTGAAACTGCTTTCGTCACTTCTATAAAGATCCTGTGTTGCTGTTATTGTGGGTGTAAGTCGTTTATACCCAGACCAGTTTTGTGTGCTAGAGATTGAAGTGCGCTGAATAGGGCCTGAAAAATGATCGTCTCTAATATCACTAGTAGCTGAGGCAATATACAATCCACACATCAAATAGCCTAGGTATTGTGCATGAGATTTATAGCTAGTTGTGTTTCTATATAAATTAGACATAATCTAATCCTCGTATACCGGTCCTAATTCTTCCAAAGTACTTTCTCGAATGCAGCTAAAAAATGTTATTTTATTACATTTATGTAATTTATCTAGGGCACTATGCCTATCTTGGTTAAATGCAAGAATTTCTTTCTCGTCAGATATTTTTTTGACAGTGTCGATGTCCAATATTAAACCGTGTCGATTGTAGGTATCCCCGCCTGAAAAAACTAAAGCATGGCTAACAACTTGTATAATACTGTCAAATTCCTGATCAGGTTTGTCTAACCGAAGACTCAATGGATAAGAAGACATTGATTCTCCTGCCATTGAAACATCAATGTTTAATTTGGGGAATAGATTATTAGTTTCTTTTGCTTCAAAAAAATCCACATATTTGATAGAGTATCTACTGAAGTTGTTATTAAGACTTAGCTTATCAAGCTCAACTAAAACCTTAAGTATCATATCCTTGAAGTGAGTCCAACCTTTATAAGTGCCAGAGGTTGAAATAACAATGCCATGATCGCTAAAACCAATATAATAATCTTCGACCTCTAAACGTGAAACAATTGAATAATGCAACTGTTCATCTTCTTCCCTCACATTTTTGGGAATTTGGCTAGGCGGCAAACTTATTACTGGTTTCTTGCAACTTAACGCATGGAAAAGAAACCCAGGGACAATTTCAGATACTTGGGTTTCTTTTGAGTAACGTAACTCGAAAGCAGCCTCAATTACAGGTTGCTTCTTCAACGAAGTCGGAATGCGCATTTAGAATCCACTGGTTAAAATTTGAACTATAAATTTTCTTTGGGCATGGCTACCGCACGAGTCTTGGAGTAAGACTCTAAGCTGAGATGGGCGAACGATTGCTGCTGACGCCACTTTACGATGTAAGCAAGTATAAGGTTAACTCGTTCCCCCTACCATCTTAATTTGCTAACGCGTACGCATTTCTTTGCTTACTCTGTTAAAGGTAGTTACTACGTCACACTGCTTGGCCATCCAGAAATCTGGCCAAAGTATAGGTTCTTTACTTCGAGGCTGCCACATGGTGGCCTTTTTCAATTCAGGCTCACGGGTATCACTCACTACGTGCTTTGTTGATAAATCCAGCCCGTGAAGCCTGACCCTTTAATCACACAACACCATCCGAAAAATCGGAGGTAGGGCTATGACCAGAATGAGCACCATTTACAGCAGACTTTCATATGGAACAGGCACCACGCTGACCGGCTGCGGTGTATCAGCGAAGGCATATGCCGAAACAGCGAAAACAGCAAAAGAGGTGTCCTGGATGTTGGCCGACAGAATTGCAGGGTTAAGCCTGAGCGACTGGGCAATTATTGTCGGTATCGCATGCACAGTTATCACTTGTGCAGTGAACTGGTATTTCCGCTGGAAAGAACGGGAGGATCGGCGCAATGGCTATGCCACCAAAGCTGAAGAATAAACTGAGCGCAGCGGTCGTTGGTTTGATTCTTGCGGGGGCTTCCGCGCCCGTGATTCTCGATCAGTTTCTGGATGAGAAAGAGGGTAACAGCCTGACAGCATATCGCGACGGCGGCGGAATCTGGACTATTTGCCGTGGCGCCACGATGGTTAATGGTAAGCCAGTAGTTCAGGGCATGAAGCTGTCTGCTGAGAAATGCGCCAAGGTGAACGCCATAGAACGCGACAAGGCGCTGGCGTGGGTTGAGCGAAATATCAAAGTACCACTGACCGAACCACAGAAAGCGGGTATTGCGTCATTTTGTCCTTACAACATCGGCCCCGGAAAATGTTTCCCGTCCACGTTCTATAAGCGCATTAACGCTGGTGACCGTAAAGGTGCCTGTGAAGCTATTCGCTGGTGGATTAAAGACGGTGGCCGCGATTGTCGTCTGACCAAAGGCCAGAAAAATGGCTGCTATGGGCAGGTAGAACGACGGGACCAGGAAAGCGCGCTGACGTGCTGGGGGATAGACCAGTGAGCCTGCGCTATCGATTTATTACCATTTCGCTGCTGGCGGCTGTCGCATTCATCGCGGGAAACGTATGGAGTAACCGTGGTTGGGAAAAGAAGTGGGCGGAACGTGATAGCGCGGAGTCATCGCAAACAGCGAACGCGCAGACCGCCGCCCGCATGATTGAACAAGGGCGTATTATTGCCCGTGATGAGGCTGTAAAAGATGCACAAGCACAAGCCGCTAAATCTGCTGCCACTGCTGCTGACTTGTCTGCCACTATTAGCCAGTTGCGCACCGAAGCAACAAAGCTTACCACCCGCCTGGACGCCGCAGAGCACACCGCAGATCTTGCCGTTGCCGTCAGAAGCAAAACAGCCGGAGCCGACGCCGCAGTGCTCGCCGACATGTTCGGAGATCTTGCAGAAGAAGCTAAACGATATGCTGCGATTGCTGACGAACGCTACATCGCAGGTTTGACGTGTGAGAGTGTTTATAACTCTATGAAGGAGTCAAATGGCATTTTGATAGAATAAATGGCTACTAATAAGAGCCACGATGCGTGACTGAGACATCAGTCAAAAATGTATAAATTAGTATCGATATTAACTTGAAAACGGAAGTAAAAGACATATCTAGAAGTAGTGATGGGACTGGCCCACGCGAGTATATTTGTCTAAGGAAAAGAAATGAAAAACGGCATCTATTACGTTGTGTTTAGCAGTAACCAACATGACTTCGGAAATGGCACAGTAGTTGTTCGCGATGGTGTTGTAAATGGTGGAGACTTTGGATTTACCTACCAGGGGAAGTTTAACGGTAATAAGCTAAACCTTCACGTATTCCAACATGACCCAAAAGTCACAGCTGTATTTCAAGGAGTGAATAATTTTAATCTTGACCTATCAGTACAAGATACGACTGGCGGTTATAACATGTCGGGTTCAGTCGTAGGGATGCCCTCTGCTCAAATATCAATTCGGGCTAAATTTATTGGTGATCTTTTATAAGAATGCGAATGTAAAAAAACCGCCGCTATGGCGGTTTTTTAATACTTTATCAATTGATAATTCCTATCATTTGCACGGGTCCTCCTGGCGATTCTGAACACCGAGGGGGCGAGGACACGCGGAAAACGGCTGGTTTTTTGCATTTTATCGGCATCATCATCATTTCCTTAACTTGTTGATATTTCAGTCGTGAAATTATTCACGATGTCGAAATGGTTAAATATTGTTCATCATCATGGATAACGAACTGAAAAACCTTCGCCTCAACATCAATCAGCTGGCAGCGGTGACCGATCTTCATCGTCAGACGATCGCAAGCAGGCTGAATAACGTTGAGCCTGCTCCAGGCAGTAATTCTCGTCTCAAGCTTTATTCTGTCGTGGATATTCTCCGGGAACTGCTGGGCCGAACCACAGCACCCGAGCTGGTGGATATCGATAAGATGTTACCGCCGGATCGTAAGGCGTGGTTTCAGTCCGAACGTGAGAGGCTTAAATTCCAGCAGGAAACAGGTGAGTTAATTCCGGCATCGACAGTGACCCGAGAATTTTCATCGATGGCAAAAGCCGTCGTTCAGGTGCTGGAAACGCTGCCGGATATTCTTGAACGTGATTGTGCGATGACGCCTGCAGCTGTCGTTCGGGTACAAAAAGTCATTGATGACCTGCGGGATCAGATAGCCCTGAAGGTTGAGCAGGCAGATACGCCGGAACAGGAGGACAGTTCGCCAGAAGAGGAGTAAGCCATGCGACAGGCCACGGCGGCGGAGCTAAGAAAAAACACTGCCGGGATCATCAGAGCACCGCGCCGAATGCCTGTAGCCGAAGCTGTGCATAAATATATGCGTGTTCCGGTCGGCGTGGGTAACTCCGTTGAGTGGGATCCTAATCTTGCCCCTTATGTTGTGGAGCCGATGAACTGCCTGGCATCACGCGAATATGATGCTGTCATTTTTGTTGGCCCTGCCCGAACGGGTAAAACCATTGGTCTGATTGATGGCTGGGTGGTGTACAACGTTGTCTGTGATCCGTCCGACATGCTCATCATTCAGATGACGGAAGAAAAAGCGCGTGAACACTCAAAAAAACGTCTGGCCCGAACATTTCGTGTCAGCCCTGAGGTGGCATGTCGGCTGAGTCCTTCACGCAACGACAACAACGTACATGACCGGACTTTCCTTGCCGGGAACTACCTGAAAATAGGCTGGCCGTCTATCAACATCATGTCGTCCTCAGATTTTAAGTGTGTTGCGCTGACGGATTACGATCGCTTCCCGGAAGATATCGACGGGGAAGGGGATGGATTTTCGCTTGCTTCAAAACGTACCACCACCTTTATGTCGGCTGGGATGACGCTGGTCGAGAGTTCACCGGGCAGGGAAATCACCAATACGAAGTGGCGGAGAAAGTCACCTCACGAAGCCCCTCCCACGACTGGGATCCTTTCTTTATATAACCGCGGCGATCGCCGTCGCTGGTACTGGCCATGTCCACATTGTGGGGAATATTTCCAACCGGCCATGGAGGCGATGACAGGCTACCGGGAAACGTCTGACCCGGTAAAAGCCAGTGAAGCGGCGCATATTGATTGTCCGCATTGTAGCGGCATGATTACCGCCGACAGGAAGCGGGAACTGAACGGAAAGGGTGTCTGGTTGCGAGAGGGGCAGACTATCGACCGTGAGGGTAACATCACCGGAGAAGCCCGACGCTCGCGCATTGCCTCGTTCTGGATGGAGGGACCAGCGGCGGCATACCAGACATGGGCGCAACTGGTTTACAAATTACTGACGGCGGAACAGGACTATGAGGCCACCGGCAGCGAAGAAACGCTCAAGACGGTAATTAATACGGACTGGGGGCTTCCTTATCTTCCCCGTGCAGCCAGTGAGCAGCGACGTGCTGACGTGCTGATGCTGCGGGCAGAAGACTATGGCAAACGGCTCGTGCCGCCGAAAGTCCGTTTTCTTCTGGCGTCGGTGGATGTGCAGGGCGGGAAGAAGCGCCGTTTTGTCGTCCAGATCATCGGGTACGGTGAAAACGGCGAACGCTGGCTGGTGGACCGCTATAACATCCGCCAGTCCCTGCGTTGTGATGAAAATGGTGAGGCACAGCAGGTGCATCCCGGATCCTATCCGGAAGACTGGCAACTGCTCATCACGGATGTCCTCGAAAAAACTTATGTGCTGCAGTCAGACCCTTCGCGACGGATGCCCATTCTTGCAATGGCTGTCGACAGCGGCGGGGAAGATGGGGTAACGGATAACGCCTATAAATTCTGGCGCCAGTGTCGTCGTGACGGGCTGGGTAAACGGGTTTACCTGATAAAAGGTGACAGCACCCGACGCCAGAAAATCATTACCAAAACGCACCCTGACAACACAGGCCGAAGCGATCGCCGGGCGGATGCGCGTGGTGAGGTTCCGGTTTATCTGTTGCAGACAGACCTGCTGAAAGATCAACTCAGTAACAACCTTGAACGTGAAACACCCGGTGCGGGGTATATCCATTTTCCTGACTGGCTGGGGGAGTGGTTCTACGAAGAACTGACCTACGAAGAACGTGGCACGGACGGAAAATGGCGCAAGCCCGGAAAAGGCAATAACGAAGCCTTTGACCTTTTCTGTTATGCCCACGCCGTCGCTGTCCTGCGTGGTTATGAAAAAATCCGGGACTGGGAACAGCCCCCGGCATGGGCAGCTGCTCAGGAGAGTAATTCAAACATCATTGACGGGGATCGCCCCAGGGAGATTGCTGTGAAAAAAGCGGTACCTGTACGTTCGTCTCCTGTTTCAGTAACTGAACAGCCCAGCCCGCTTTCTGGTGGCTGGCTGGGTGTCAGTGACAACGGAGGCTGGCTGTGACGAAATCAGAAATTCAGCAGATGCTGGTAACTGTGCGCCAGGCTTACCGGGATTCTCTGGACGGTAAAAGCGTGTCATTCACGGGGGTTAATGGCCGGGCAATTACCAACCATGACCCCAAAGCCCTGCGTGACGAGCTTGAATACTGGGAAAGACGCTGGCGCGCTGTCTCAAACCGCAACGGCTCGTTCAAACTCGCTAACTTTCTGTAAGGCAAATCATGGGATTTTTTGAAAAGGCACTGGGCGCAATATCGCCCGGGTGGGCGGCATCACGCGCACAAAACCGACTCAGACTCAGAGCCTATGAGGCAGCAAATCCGACTCGTCTGCATAAGGGGAAGCGTGAATCCCGGTCAGCGGACACCGCTGTATTTGCAGCCGGTACTTCATTACGAGAGCAGGCCCGCTGGCTGGATGAAAACCATGATCTGGTGATTGGTCTTTTTGACAAGATGGAGGATCGGGTTATCGGTGCTCACGGGATCCACGTTGAACCGCAGCCGCTTGATCTTGAGGGTAATCTTCACTCTGAGTTTGCTGGTCAGTTATCCGCGCTCTGGGCGGAATGGTCGGTTCGTCCGGAAGTGACCGGGATGTTTACCCGTCCGGAAGCAGAGCGGCTTTTGTTACGTTCAGCACTGCGTGATGGTGAAGTGTTTACACAGATGGTGCGGGGAAATGTAGCCGGTTTGCAGCATTCAACCAAGGTACCGTTTTCTCTTGAACTGCTGGAGGCGGATTTTGTTCCGTTTAACCTGAACAGTACCTCCGGGCAGCAGATCCGCCAGGGGATTATTGTCAATGCCTGGGGGCGACCGACGGGCTACAGAGTTTATAAGAACCATCCTGCCAGTTTTGCGGGACTCAATGCTGATTTAAAAACTGTTTCGGCTGACAGCATGCTGCACCTGGCTATGCGTAAACGGCTTCACCAGTTAAGGGGGATCAGCCTCATCCATGGCGTGATCACCCGGCTCTCCGATATTAAGGATTATGAAGAGAGTGAGCGCGTGGCGGCACGTATTGCGGCGGCGCTGGGTTTCTATATCAAACGTGGGGATGCTCAGTCTCTTGATACAGAAACCGAGTTTTCAACACCGGGTGGACAGCGCCATTACGATATTGCGCCGGGGATGATTTATGACGAGCTAAAGCCAGGCGAGGATCTGGGCATGGTGGAGTCGAATCGCCCGAATGTTCATCTGTATGAGTTCAGGAACGGTCAAATGCGCGCTGTGGCGGCGGGGACACGTGGCAGTTATTCCAGCATCGCGCGGGATTACAACGGCACCTACAGTTCACAGCGGCAGGAGCTGGTAGAGAGTTTTGAAGGTTACAACGTTCTGCAGCAGTGGTTTGTTGGGCAGCAAAGCCGTCCTGTATACCGAAACTGGCTGGCAATGGCGTTGCTCAGCGGCGTTACCATCCCCAAAGATGTCGACAAAAAATCCCTTTACAACGCGCTCTATCTTGGGCCAGTCATGCCATGGATTGATCCGGGAAAAGAGGCTGCTGCCTGGAAGGCAATTGTCCGTGGAGGGGCAGGCACAGAAGCCGAATGGACGCGCGCACGTGGTCAGAATCCGCAGGAGGTGAAACGTCAGCGTCTCCGGGAAACCCAATTCAACCGAGAAAACGGGCTGGTGTTTGACTCAGACGCCGCCAACGATAAAGGAGTGCTCCCTGATGCAGCAAATGATAAGCCCGCCCCGTCGCGGGACGATGATTAATCCCCGTGCCAGTGTGGCTGGTATCGATGCCGCAAACGGTCAGTGCTGGTATGAGATACGCGCCCTGGCTGCTGGACGGGTGGAAATATTTCTCTATGACGTGATCGGGGGCTGGGGGATTACCGCTCAGCAGTTTGTCTCCGACTGTAAGGAGGCCGGAGTGTTTGAGGCCAGCGCCGTCGATCTGCATATCCACAGCCCGGGCGGCGATGTGATGCAGGGATTTGCCATCTTTAACACCTTGTCCCGTCTGAAGGCGAAGCTGGATATCTGGGTGGACGGCGTGGCTGCCAGTATGGCTTCAATGATTGTCTGCCTGCCTGGCGCCACGGTGCATATGCCGGAAAACGCCTGGCTGATGGTGCACAAACCGTGGGGCGGGATCGCCGGGGATTCCGATGATATGCGTGATTACGCTGCCTGGCTTGATCGTAATGAAGCGCTGATGCTCAGTGCCTACATGAACAAGACCGGGCTGGGGCAGGAAGAACTGGAGGCCATGCTGAAAGCTGAAACCTGGCTTAATGGTGCTGAGGCAGTGGAAAAAGGTTTCGCTGACACGCTTGAACCAGAACTGCAGGCCGCGGCCTGTGTGAATCAAAATAAACTGAAGGATTACCTGAATATGCCAGAACAGATTAACAACCTTTTTGGGCCGCGCGCCGAAGCCCCTGCAAGTCAGCCGAAACCCGCACAAAACCCGGCGCCGCAGGCCGCAAATAACCCACCTGCACAGCAACCCGCCCAGCAACCGCTGGCAGGAAATATCGACATTACCGCGCTGGCAGCCCAGCTCCAGCAGCAGATGCAGGCAGCGAATACTGAACGAGTCAGCGCAGTTTCCGCTGTGTTTGATGCGTTTCCTGCTTTCGGCTCGCTGAAAGCAGAATGCATCACGGATATTTCCTGCTCAGCGGAACAGGCCCGCACCAAATTGCTCAATGCGCTGGCGGCAGGGACTACCCCGAGTGCCGGACCGGCTGCAATTCATATCCATGCGGGTAACGGGAATATTGTTGGTGATTCCATTCGTGCGGCGGTGATGAACCGTGCGGGTTATGCGCAGGCGGAAAAAGATAACGCCTACAACGGGTATACCCTGCGCGAACTGGCCCGCGCCTCGCTGGTGGATCGTGGTATCGGTATTTCTGGTGTCGGTACCGCACAGGCGATGGTTGGGCTGGCGTTCACTCACAGCAGCAGCGATTTCGGCAATATCCTGATGGATGTGGCGCATAAGGCGGCATTGCTTGGCTGGGATGAGGCCAGCGAAACATTCGAACAGTGGACCCGTAAAGGCACACTGACCGATTTCAAAACCGCGCACCGCGTTGGCCTGGAATCACTGGCGTCGCTGCGTAAGGTTCGCGCCGGGGCGGAATATAAATATGTCACCATTAAAGATCGCGGTGAGCCGATTGCACTGGCCACCTATGGTGAGCTTTTCAGCATTGACCGCCAGACTATCATCAACGACGACCTGGATATGCTGACGCGTATCCCGCAGGCAATGGGGCTTGCTGCGCGAGCCACTGTCGGCGATCTGGTCTGGGCTGTACTGACCAGCAACCCGAAAATGTCGGACGGTAAGCCGTTGTTCCACGCCGATCATGGCAACCTTGTTGCAGCCGATCTGAGTATTGAAGGGCTGGATACTGCACGTAAGGCAATGCTGCTGCAAAAATCCGGCGATCGTCGTCTGAATATTCGTCCGGCCTACATGCTGACGCCAGTGGCAATTGAGTCACGGGCAAACCAGCTGATTAAGTCCGCCAGCGTACCGGGCGCAGACGCGAACAGCGGGATCGTTAACCCGATCCAGAACTTTGTGACAGTGGCTTCTGAGGCCCGCCTGGATGACAGCAGCCCGACGGATTTTTATCTGACTGCTGCGCAGGGGCGCGACACCATTGAAGTGGCCTATCTGGACGGTATCGACACGCCATATCTGGAACAGCAGCAGGGCTTTACTGTGGACGGTGCCGCATTCAAGGTGCGCATTGATGCGGGTGTGGCCCCGCTTGACTGGCGCGGGCTGGTTAAAGTCACCAAAAAATAACGACCGCCGCCTGGCGGTTTTTTTATCCCTGAAGGCGGCGCTGGTCGCCTTTTCCTTTTATGGAGAAAAAACATGGCGAATAACTATCAGCAGGACGGTACCACACTGGATTATCACAATGCGGGTGTTGATGCCGTTTCATCCGGTGCGCTGGTGGCGGTCGGCGGAATTGCCGGGGTGGCACACAGCGATATTCCTGCTGGCGAGTGGGGAACACTGCATATGGCCGGTGTTTTTGTCCTGCCTAAAGCGGCAGAAGAAATTGCGGCAGGCCAGAAACTGTATCTGGCTGGCGGCAAGCTGACGGTGGCAAAAGGCGATGATGCAACGCCAAACCCGGTTGTTGGTTCCGCCTGGGGAGCAGCTGAGGCAGATGATGCTGATGTTGCCGTTCGCCTGGGGTTCTGATGAGCCGGTTCCGGGAGCGTTTGGCTAAAGCAGATGCCCGGATTAACCGGGCGTTTGCCGAAGAAGTCCCTGCATGCCTGCAAATGGGTGAAGGCCCGCGTCTGGTGACCGTGATTTTTGAATCACCGGATGCGCTGTCGGGTGTACCGGGCGGCGGGGAAATTCAGAACCATTCCCCGGCGTTCAGTGCAATGACTGCGGATATTTCCGGTCTCGAAAAACATGACGGTGTGGTTATCAATACCATCCCTTACCGGGTGACACATATCGGCACGGATGAAGAAGGGCGGACCCGCGTCACGCTGGCATATGGGGAACCCGGCAAAACACAGCCTCAGATCGATAAATGGAGCTGATATGGCGCGGGAGTCTCGACTGCGGCGGGATTTACCCGTCGATATTGATGTGGATGTTATCTGGCGAATTGCGGACAGTATCGGTGCGACGCAAAAACAGTTCCGTGCAGCATACTCGCGCGCGCTCAGACGTACTGCCGCCACGCTGCGAAAGAAAGCGATGGCGGATCTGAAAGACGGGCTGGCCCCACGCAGTATGGATCTGGTCCGGCGCCGTCTGCTGTCTTTTCGTCTGGACAGGGGATCGCAACTGGATAATTTCCGGCTCTGGTTCGGGCTGAATGCCATTAAGGTGAAAGACCTTAAAGGACGAATCAACGGGCGGCTGCGACCGCACCATACCCGACGTGACCGCAACACGGGGCGTTTTATTAAAGCGCGCCGCCAGGCAGAAAACGCCGGATTTTCCCCGAAAGGTAATCTGCTGAGCGAACGGGCGTTTGAAAACGGGGAGGTGTCCCGTTCAAAACGGGATAATCGCCGGACGGTGGTTATTCGCGATCCCCAGACCCGCCGGACACGCGAAGCAGAAATAGATATCTACGAACCGATGCTGAACTACATCGAGGACAACGCATTTGCGGAAGCGATGGAGATTTTTATGCATCACTTTGAAACCGACATTCGCGGGCGCGTAAAAGCCCGTATTTCTGTCTGAGGTAACGAACGATGGCCGAGCCACTGTTGCTGGGGCGGTATCACGATGCTGTGACTGACGCATTAAAAAAAATCGGATGGGTGCGTGATGCCGGTGCGTATCCGGAAAGAAATGTTCCCCGCTTTTCGGGCCTGACCACGCCCGCGGTGTATTTCTCGATTAACAGCTGGGAACAGGGTGGAGGTAATGAGGGGCAACTGAGCGTTAATTTAACCTGTGATCTCTTCGTGGTGGTGGATGCCGCCGGATCGGGTGTGAGTCAGCCTGAGATTTTTGTCAGAACCGCTGCGGCCGATATTACCCAGTGGATTGACGGGCAGCAGTTTGGTCTGGGCCATATTGAGCCTGCGGTATTCACCACGGCTGAACGTGATGAGTTTGATCCGCGAATGGATGATTATCTGGTCTGGCGTATTTCATTCACCCAGGCGGCTGCATTTGGTACTGACCCCTTTGCACACAATGGCATGCCTCTGCAGCAGGCCTGGCTGGGTGCTGCACCTGATACGGGCCGTAATCACGTGGATGACTATCAGCTTATCCAGGAGGCTCAGCCCGATGAGTGATATAGCAGGCGACCTGCAGCGCAGACTGGCGAACCTTGTCCGGCGCGGTGTTATCCATTCCGTCAGGCACGATCGCATCCCAAAATGCCGTGTGGATTTGGGGGATATCATCACGACCTGGCTGCCGTTGTGCCAGGGTTTTTCCGGAGCTAACCGTGCTGATTCAAATCCTTATGCCGTGGGGGATGCGGTTACGGTCCTGTCCGAAGCCGGAGAGCTCAACAACGGACGGGTGTTTCCCGGCTGGAACACAGGAAAGCTGCCGGTGCCGGAAGGAAGTGACAGCGAGCACATTACCCGTTACAGCGACGGGACCGAGATCCGTTATGACAGGAACGCGCATGCCCTGACGATTACGCTGGCTGATGGTGGAACCTACAAAATTGTCGGTAAAGGCACGCTGGATGGTCCGGTTGAAATTACGGATACCCTGACAGTTCAGGGAAAAACCTGGATTAATGCTGACACGTCGGTTGCAGGGAATATCGGGGCGTCAAAGGAGATAACGGATAAATCCGGCAGCATGAGCAAGATACGTGAAGTCTTTAACAACCACGATCACCGCGGCGACAGCGGCGGGCTCACCGATAAACCTAATCAGAAAATGTGACCTGCTGCGGCAGGTTTTTTTATGCCTGGAGAAAAAACATGTCTCAGTTACATGGCGTTGAAACTATTGAACTCACCTCGGGTACGGTGGCGGTTACCACGATTCAGACCGCCATTATCGGCCTGGTGGGAACGGCACCTGATGCGTCGGGGGGAACCGCCGCATCGGGATCATCCGGTACACCCATTCTCGATAACGTTATCGACTTCACTGCAACCATTAAGGGACGGGAAGGCAATGTCATCAATGTCGCTGCGCTGGCCGGACAGCCGGCAGCCGAAAATCCTGCTGCGGTTGTGACGTCAGCAAGCTGGGATCCTGAATCGCTGACACTGAAAATCACGCTGGGTTGTGATGAGCACGGTGTTATCACGGCTAAACCCGGAGACGTTGCTGAGGCTGTCGGTGGTGTTGATGGCGCAAAAGTCAGTGCGAGCGGGCGCGGTGACGGGATTGTCCAGCCCTTCAGCCTGCAATTGGCGGGGGGTGAAGATGAACCCTTTCCACTCAATACGCCGGTGGCGGTCGTCGGCACCACGCTGTTATCCCGCCTGGGTGAAAAAGGTACGCTGAAACAGGCACTGACAGACATTAACGATCAGCGTAATGCGCTGACGGTGGTGGTGCGTGTGGCAGATGAAAACGATGTGGCAAAACGACGCGCTGCGGTACTGAAGGGGATCGGCACCCTGTCTTCAGCGAAATCTGTTACCACGTACCAGCCGCGTATTGTGATAGCGCCGGGATTCAGTGAGGACGATGCGGTTGGTAAGGGGCTGGAAACTGTGGCCGGGAAATTGCGCGCCGTTGCATATGTTGACTGCGCCTCCGGTGCGACGCTGCAGGAAGTGGTACAGCGTCGCCAGTCCTATGGCGCACGAACTGAACTGTTGCGCCCGCGGGTCCAGGCGAGCGATGCAGATGGCCAGCTGGTTTATCGTCCTTACTCTGCGTTTGCTGCCGGGTTACGCGCCCGCATCGACTTTGAAAAAGGCTGGTGGTGGAGCAAGTCAAACCAGGACATCAACAACATCCTCGGCGTTAAGCAGATCGATGAATTTATCCTCGGGGATGAGAACTGCGATGCAAACCTGCTCAATATGCAGAACGTGTCCACCATTATCCGCCGGGCGGGTTTTAAACACTGGGGGAACCGTCTGTGTGCTACCAATCCGCAGTGGCGTTTTGAATCTGTCCGCCGTACTGCTGATGTTATTGAGGACAGCATTCAGGAAACCATGCTGGAGTATGTTGACCGCCCACTGGACCGGGAAAATGCGGATGACATTATCGGCACCATCAATGCCTATATGCGGCAACTGGTCGGTCTTGGCGCCATATTCGGTGGGCGGGCCTGGCTGGATGAAGAACTGAACACCGCGGAAACCATGGCGTCGGGTGTCCTGTACATCAACTATGACTTTGGTCCGAAATCGCCGACTGAACTTATCAGCCTGCGCGTCCGGGTGAACAATAACTATGCGCTTGAGGAGATGCTTGCAGCATGAGCGATAAAAACACACTACGCGTCTGGACCTTCTTCCGGCAGGGGATCCGTATTCAGGGGGCGCATGAATTTACGCCGCCGTCTCTGGCTATTGTTAAAACGGATTTGCGTACCGGCGCACAGGATGCGCCCACCCCGGTTGATGACGGCATGGAAGCACTGACCTGTCAGGTTAAATTTTATGGGATAGATACGGATATGCTGGCCAGCTTTGGTTTTGTCAGCGGCAGCCGTTCACGCTTTACGGCTTATCAGGGCTATCTCGGTAACGGCACTGCGCGCGGTACGGTTGAGGAAATTGAGGGGTTTGTACAGACCGTCACGCCGGATGCGCGCAGTAAGGACACGCTTTCCGAAAATGCCGTGACGGTTGATATTGCTGTCAGCTACTACCGTCAGTCACTGGACGGGCGCGAACTGTTCGCCATCGATACAGAGCGTTTCGCCCGCCGGGTAAATGGCGTTGATGTGCTTTCAGGCCTTGCTGCCAAAGTGCGTCTCTGATTTTACTGTTATCCCACCACTGTAACGGCCTGCGGGCCGTTTTTTTATGGAGCACCCTATGAGCTTTCCTGGTGAAACCCGCGTTATAAAACTGTATTCCCCCGTATCGCTTGATAGCGGGGTTGTGATCAATGAAGTCACCATGCGTGAACCGCTGGTTCGCGATCGCATCACTCATGCCAAAGACCGCGGCAACGAAGAAGAGAAAGAAGCCCGCATGATTGCGCTGCTGTGCAATCTCAGTGAACAGGATCTCTGGCTGATGACGGCGGCAGATTACTCACAGCTGACGGATGCCTTTAACGTTTTTATGCTCCCGCCCGCGAAGCGACCGAAGGCGGACTCCTCCGGGCAATAAGATTTCTGGGGCGGCGACTGCATTTTCCGATGACGGAATACCTCGATATGCCGTTCAGCACTTTCTCTGATTTTTTGACCGACGAACTGGAGACGATAAACCGTGGGCGGAATAAGCCAGAACCTTAAGGCCGTCATTACCTTTGGCGGAAACCTGGATAATTCATGGAAACGATCTGCAGATGGTCTGCAAAAAAGCCTGAAAGATGTCGGAAAGCAGTCTGAACGACTGACAAAAGACCAGACCAGACTGGCAGCAGAAATCAAACGCGCCAAACTGGCCGGTGAAAGCCTGGGAGATTTAAAGCGCCGCTATACCGATGTTTCCAGGGAAATCCGCAAAACGGAGGCGGAACAGCAGAAACTGAATGTACAGATGCAAAAAGCACAGCGCATTCAGGCGTTCAAGGGTGCCGGTAAAGGTCTGTTCCGGCGAGGTCTGGGGATCGCCGGCCAGGTGGGCGGGATGTTTGGATCCGGGCTGGCTATTGGCGGTGGCGGTGTGGTGGCTTCAGCTCTTGGCACACTGATAGCGCCAGCTGCCACCAATGCTGAAACGGCAACCCGCACTAATGTGGCAAAAAGCTACGGCGTGGACGTGGCCACGTTTAATGCCTGGGATTCTCTGGCGAAGCAGTACGACATGAATGCGGAAAACATTGGCGATCTCTTTGAAGAGTATCTGCACAAATCCGGGGAGTATAAACAGAACGGTAAGCAGGGCTCGCTGCAGGATGCGTTTGAAACGCTCGGTTTCAAAGCGGGTGATTTTGCCGGGCTCAGCGATATGGCGCAGTTCGACAAAATTGTTGAACGGGCGCTCAGCCTTCAGGACGAGTCAAAAGCCTCCTTCGCACTGGATTCTCTTTTTGGCGGGGAAGCGAGCAAACTGCTGATGCTTATCAAGCAGTCTGGCCGGAGTTACCGCGACCTGATGGACGAACAGCGGCGCTACAACCTTGTGACCAAAGAGGGAGCTGATGGGGCGGTTGCGGGTAATCAGGCTATCAATAATCTCCGCACTGTTTTCTCTTCTGCGGTCGCAGAAATTTCCGGGCAACTGGGAAATGAACTGGCGCCGGATATCCGTAACCTGACGAATGATCTTGCCGACTGGTTCAAAGGTGGCGGGATCAAGCGCATTGTGACTTTCCTGCGAAATGACCTTTATCCCGGTGTTCTGTCGTTCGGGCAGGGGGTGGTTTTTGTCGGCAAAATTATTTATGCACTGGCTAAAAAGCTGTCCTGGCTGCTTCCGGATGACCGTAATGACCAGCGTGACGTCCTCAAAACGCTTGCGGCAAATGGGGTAGAAAGAGCGCGTTTCAGGGCCAGCCAGAATGGACAGGGGGAATGGTTTGACCAGCAACTGAAAGAGCGTCCGGACCTGCCGCAAAAAGTTAAGCACTCCTGGGAATCCACCCGGGGATTGTTTGGCTTTGATTCTGATGATGAAACATTTAACAAATCGCTTGATAAATATCTGTCACCGGAAGGCGGCGACTCGCTTTTAAACTGGAATGCCGCGCTACAGCAAAACAAGGAGCATGCAGCGCAAACCGTTAAAGAGGACCCGGAAAGCAGTGCCGGGGCCTGGGATAATTACGCGCATGAGCCGGTAACATCTGCCAGTCAGTGGAAAAGAGAACCATCAGTGCTGACGTACAGCCAGGGGGAAGGAGAAAGCGCCCGCGCAGGGGAAAAATATCCGAATGCTCCCCTTCTTCCCGCCGGGCAGCAGGACAGGAATGTTACCGCAACAGACAGTTCACCTGCTGAGCTGGTGATTCTGAAAGACGAGAGCACGGGCGGTTACTGGGAAAGTCTGCTTCAGAAAATGGATGTACTGGATAAGCAGCCGCCATCACGGCAGATAACCGATAACCGCAAATTTGAGTACCACTTCGAAATTAATGCCGCGCCGGGACAGGATGAGAAAGCGATTGCCGATGAAGTGACCACGGTGACGAAAAACAATTCTGCCTTTAATGGTGATAACAGCCTTCTGGATGGGGGACTTGTCTGGTGAGTGAAATTATCCCGATATTTGAAGATTCCGGTCAGCGCAGTACAGGCGCATTACGGGGTGGGCAAGAAGCCCGCGTGATGATGATGCTGGGGAGTTTCGCCTTTTCGATTGATACAGCGGCTTATCATCAGCTCACCCGTGAGGCCAACTGGCGCTGGAGTGAACAGGAACGCATCGGCAAACAGGATCTTCTTCAGTACACCGGAAAGCCCGGGCGTACCGTCAGGCTTGAAGGGCAGTCTCACGCCTTTTTCCGTAAAGGGGTGGATGGGGTGAATGATTTATTTGATCTTGCTGATCAGGCGAAACCCCAGCAGCTTGTCAGCGGAGAAGGCGATGTGCTGGGGTGGTGGGTGGTGACCGACTTTTCAGACACGACGAGTAAGTTTTTACCGGGTGGCGGTCACCGAAACAAAAACTGGACGATGACGCTAAAACACTATGCCGACGATCTATCAAACCCGTGACGGAGATGTACTGGATGCAATTTGTGCCGTGCATTACGGTACTGAAAATCTTTCAGACTCAGTGACTCAGGTTCTTGAAGCCAATCAGGGGCTGGCGGATCAGGGGGCTATGTATCCTTCCGGCCTGTATATCACACTGCCGGATCTGGTGACGCCCGTAGCGGAATCGCCATTCAGTTTATGGGATTGATATGGCAGATCAGACAGCGATGCCGGAATATGCGCCGGCCTTCAGCATTCAGGCCGAAGGGAAAGATATAACCCGGGTGCTGCAACAATGCCTGAGTGAACTGACCCTGACGGATTATGGTGGGGCAACAGCAAAAGCCGATGAACTGAAAATCAGCCTCATCTCTGAAACGCTGGCGCTTCCCACTAAAGGTGCCCGGCTTCGGGTTGCTCTGGGATTCAATGACCAGCTGATCGATAAAGGCTGGTTTGTTGTCAGTGGTGTCTCCAGCAGCGGCCCGCCGAGGCGTATTGAGCTTTATGCGACCGCCGCGCCGATGAACGCCCAGAAACAACCCGGAGATGTGACAAGCCAGAAAACCCGGAGCTGGGATAACCTTCGCCTTGCCGATATTGTCAAAACGGTGGCCACCGATAACGGACTTATTCCCCGCGTGGCCGACGTGCTGAAAGATATTCATATCAGCCATATCGATCAGGTGGCAGAATCCGATGCCAACCTGCTCGCAAGGCTTGCGCGTGACTACAACGCAGTGAGCAAACCATCAGGAGGCTACTGGCTTTTTTTGCAACAGGGTGCCACGGCAACGGCTTCAGGGAAACAGACTGGCGGGATCACCATCACACCGGATGAAGTATCAAACTGGTCCTACAGTGAAGGTGAGCGGGGGAGTTCGACAGGTAAAGCTACAGGGAGTGGAGGAAAAGCCAAAGAGAAAATCGGCGTGCGTTATTACGACGAGGAGGACGGCACGACAAAGACCTCCTCCGTTGAACATGATGGCCCGGCGATGACCAATCCCTATACCCAGTCGGAGAAAAACACCGCCGAGCAACAGGCAAACTCCAGGAAAACACAGGCGAAGCGTAACGAGCAGAAAATGACGCTCACGGGGCCATGTCGCCCTAAACATGTTCCGCTGACAGCAGAAGCAAGTGTGTCGACTTCCGGTTTTGGCTCCCGTGAGGATCGGGCCTGGGTGGTTGAGTCTCTGGTCTTTTCTCTGACGTCAGCAGGATTCAGCTACACCTACAACCTTGTCGTGGATATTCGTAAACCCGCAGCAGCTTCGAAAAAATCAGAAAAGCAGGACAAAAAAGGCCCGTCCTACTTCGGTTAACCCTCCCGCCATCCGGCGACTCAGCTACGGAATTTAATCATGAACGGTGTAAACAACCGGACCGGAAAACGCCTGTCCGGCGTCGCCCATTTGCGCCAGTCCGTCAGCGACATACTGACCACTCCCATCGGGAGCCGGGTTCTTGTCCGTGACTATGGCAGTGATCTGTTTTCGCTGGTGGATAACCCACGGGATGATTTGACCCGACTACAAATAATCGCCGCGTCAGCGACCGCACTGGCCCGGTGGGAAACGCGGCTGAAGGTAACACGTGTGCTTGTTTCCTTTCCTGAAGGGGAGTCCGGCTGTGTGCTGGATATCGAGGGGATCAACAAGGAAACCAATTTACCTGTCAGAACGGGAGACATAACGATTTATGGCAAGCAGCTATGACGTGATCAACCTGTCCGAACTGGACGTACCGGATGCCATTGTGGTGCCGGATGCGACTGAAATCTTCACCCGGTGGCTGGCGCGCCTGCGGGAACTTGATAAGCAGTTTGATGCGCTGGTGGAATCCGATCCAACGTTTAAACAGGGGGAGGTGAATGCCTACCAACTGACGCTTGCGTTCCAGCGGGTTAATGATGCCGTGCGGGCGGTATTTCTCGCGAGTGCAAAAGAGGCAGACCTTGACCAGATAGGTGCTGCATTCAACGTTAAACGGCAGGTGATTAAGCCCGGCGATCCGCTTGCCATTCCGCCCGTGGAGCCTGTACTGGAAGACGATGCGGCATTTCGCGAACGTATCCAGCTTTCATGGGCGCAGCTGAATACAGCAGGCGCGCGTAACGCATACCGCTTTCATGCGAAGTCTGCCGATACGGATGTGCTGGATGCAGATGCCTATGGGCCGGAAACCCATAACCGGCCTGGCTACGTTGATGTCTATGTCCTGTCCCGTACCGGGGATGGAACAGCGGGACAGACCCTGCTTGATAAGGTTAACAGCACACTGAATGCGGATGAAATCCGCCCGTTAACGGACTATGTGACGGTAAAAAGTGCCACGATTGCAAACTATGCAGTTACGGCGGAGCTGGAGATCCCGGAAGGACCTGACGCCAGTACGGTGCTGAATAATGCCATCGATGTTTTACGGTCATACACCATGCTTTCCCATCGGATTAAAACTGTCATCCCGCTGTCCGCCATTTATGCCGCGCTGCAGCAATCCGGTGTGGTACGGGTAAGGCTGATTTCTCCGGTGACAGATCTGGAAGCGGAAGCGGGTAAAGCCCCGTGGTGTACCGCCATTAATGTCACCCGCAGGGAGGTAAGCAGCAATGACGGCTAAGTTTCGATCTCTGCTTCCTCCAGGCGCATTTCATGAAGAGCGGGCGCAGGAGCAGGCCAGCGCTGAGCAAATCGCCACCCTCGATACCAACATGGTGCGCAAGTCCAAAAATCCTGACACCTGTCCGGCGCATCTTCTCCCCTGGCTGGCCTGGGAGCATGCCGTTGATTTCTGGGATGACGGCTGGACAGAGGCGCAGAAGCGACAGGTGATAAAAGATGCCGCTTATGTTCATCAGCACAGGGGAACGGCCGGGGCGGTACGCCGTTCTCTCGGGTCTGTGAACCTGCCCACAACCGTGGTTGAGTGGTGGGAAGACACGCCGCGCGCTGAACCTTACACCTTCCGGATCGAAGTACAGAGCAGTGAGGGGGTCAGCGACGCTCTCTATCATCAGATCCGCCAGCTCACCGATCGGGCCAAGAACCTGCGCAGCTATCTGAGCAGAATCGATGTGATGGCGAATGTGGGTATGGACGGGGCTTTTTATATTTCGGGTGCGACAACAGCGCATATCGATGTGGACATTTTTGCCGGGGAATCTCATGGCTGATTACTACTCAATTATCACTAACCGGGGTAAAGAACTGGAAGCGGAGGCGCTGGCCAGTGGTCGCCTGATTGTACTGACTCACTTTGTGGTGGGGGACAGTAATGGCAAGCAGGTTAAACCCGATCCGTCGCAAATCCGGTTGATCAATGAAACGTACCGGGGAGATATCGCTGAGCTGGTGGTGTCACCGGAGCAGTCCACGCAGTTAATGGCAAAAATCGTTCTGCCGACCGGGGTTGGTGGATTCACCGTTCGCGAAGTCGGTTTAATGACTGATGCCGGAGAGCTTTACGCGGTGGCAAACTGCCCATCGATCGATAAACCGGTTGGTGGTGTCAGCGTTAATATGCAGTTTCGCCTGGCGGTATCAGATACCTCAAATATCACGCTGAATGTTGCAACAGGTGATGGCTTATTCCTGCGCATTGACCAGAACCTGAAAGAGATAAAGGCGCGGGGCTCGGAAGCACAAAAAACATCGCGTGAGTCCATTGGTGTCCTCGATAGCACAACACAACAAAGAGGGCTGGTTCAACTTAGCAGTTCGGTGAACAGCACCAGTGAAACGCAGGCCGCCACCCCGGCAGCAGTTAAGATCGCAATGGATAATGCGAATGCGCGGCTGGCTAAAGACCGGAACGGCGCGGATATACCGAATGTCGCATTATTTCTACAAAACCTTGGTTTAGTAGAAACCATAAACCGGGCTGCTGGATCGCTGCAAAAAGACCAGAACGGCGCGGATATTCCAAATAAAGATGGTTTTGTTCGAAATATCGGTGCTGCACGGGCTCTTAATGGAACGATAAGCATTGGTGGAGGCGGAAACTGGACGACAGCGGATTTTATCGTCTGGCTGGAGTCGCAAGGTGCGTTTAATCATCCGTACTGGATGTGCAAAGGTTCCTGGTCTTATGGTGATAACAGAACTATCACTGATACGGGATGTGGGAATATTCAGTTAGCAGGGGCAGTGGTAGAGGTCATGGGGGTTCGGCTTGCGATGACCATTCGTGTCACCACACCGACATCCTCAACGACTGGTGTTGTAAATGCTCAGTTTACTTATGTTAATCATGGTGAGGGTTATCCAGCGATCTGGAGGCGTGATTTTAACACGGCAAATCCTCCTTATGAGTATTACCCTGTAGGAGCTCCCATTCCATGGCCTTCGGATATACCGCCTGCTAACCATGCGCTTATGCAGGGCCAATCGTTTGATAAATCTGCCTATCCATTACTTGCTGTGGCATATCCTGCGGGGGTTATTCCTGATATGCGTGGTCAGACGATAAAAGGCAACCCAACAGGTAGAGGGGTATTAACACAAGAACAGGATGGTATTAAGTGGCACGATCACGGTGCAACGATCGCAAGTACCGATCTCGGAAGCAGGGATACAACCGGGTTTGATTATGGCACCAAATCGGTATCAGTTTTTGACTACGGTACTAAATCAACAACCGGCGCGGGGGCTCACAATCACCCTATATCCGGTAGAACGCAGTTCGGTCAGGCAGGGGATGTCGTTGCAATGTCCAATACTGGCTCTGACAGAACAAACTGGGGAGCTGTTGGTGGCGTTGGCGACCATGCTCACGCCGTAGGAATTGGCGCACATGATCACGTGGTGGGTATTGGAGCGCATGCTCACTCTGTTTACATTGGCGCGCACAGCCACGGTGTGACGGTTTCACCATCTGGTCAGGCTGAAAACACTGTAAAAAATACTGCATTTAATTATTTAGTGAGGCTTGCATAATGGCTTTTAAAATGACCGATACCAACCGCGTTATTACTATTTACAACCTTTCATCAGCAACAAATGAGTTTATTGGTAAGGGGGATGGGTATATTCCGGCTAATACGGGCTTACCTGCATATAGTACCGATATAGCACCGCCAAAAGTGAAGGCGGGGTTTGTGGCTGTATTCGATATTCAGACCAATAAATGGTCGCAAGTAGAAGACCACCGGGGAGAAACCGTTTATGACATCAGCACAGGTAGACCCACTGTTATTGAGACGCTGGGGTCCCTGCCTGATAATGTTGTATCAGTGGCTCCCGAAGGGGGATATGTTAAATGGGACGGCACACAATGGGTTCATGATGCAGAGGCGGAAAAAGCATTTTTTCAGGGACAGGCTGCGCAGGAAAAAGCAAACCTGTTGATGATTGCAACATCTGCTATTGCTCCTCTCCAGGATGCAGTTGATCTGGACATGGCGACGGAAGACGAATCGAAAGCACTTATTGCATGGAAAAAGTATCGTGTAATGCTTAACCGAATTAACCCCGAGGATGCTCAAAACATCATCTGGCCTGAATCTCCATTGCCCATATAACAGACTTAAGCAAAACAATGCCGGGGCTGATTAGAATCGGCATTGTTCATACCTCAATTAAAAATTATTTACCTATAAGAGAGACCTTTAATCTTCTTAATAAAGTAAGTAAATCTTTCCTTCCGAATAGTTTAAACAGATTAAACCAGCGGTTCTTACCCAGGTAATTTAGTTTTATTAATTGAGGTTTGTAATGATAGCACATTATAAAAATACCCTGATCGTCATCAACTATATTATTTTTGAGGGTTTTTATTTGGCACTGACAAACCAGTTTGTAAAACTCTTTCCATTTCTTTTGTGTTGCTACAATTGCTCCACCAATAATATAGGAGCGATTGTTAATCATGTGGTCAAAAACCTGATGGATAGTTTTGACGGTCAAGCCTTTTTTAACTGTAAAGAAATTTACTTTGTTTCGGTCAAAAGGATAGTCCCATCGAGATAACCCTCTGGTTACGTCTGCACTACGACAGTAACCAAAGTCAACCCATGCAACCATATCATCATTCACAAGATTTAACTCTATAGCTCTGTTTACAAAATATGTTTTAAGATTGCAAACCAGTGCATAGTCAGGGGACCAGTATTCGGGGTTTATCAACTGGCGAGTTTCAAGTTTGCTTATGAACTCTTTATTTTTTTGAATCCGCGCAATTCTTTTTTTGATGTGTTGAAATTTTTTATTAATATCTAAAACCACTACAACAGTGTTTTTCCCATTTCTAATTTCTTCAATTTTGGGTTTAAGTTCACTGGATGTGAAAATGACCATGTCATTATCCAATTCAGACAGATTTTCAAAGTACTGAATATAGGTATCAGCTGTTCTCTCTAAGTGAGGAGAGAAACCTTTATTACTCGTCCAGTCTCCTCGTCCTATATCGAAAAATGCTGTAACAATGGTAATAGATGAGTTCATTTTTAAGCAATCCGTGTTTTATACCTATCCAATAACTACAAGAATGTTGAATACATATTTTTTTTGATATCAGTCACATGGAAACATTCTATCAGTATCAACATGAGGCGGGAAGCATCATGTGATATTTAAACTGATAAGCAACGGATATACAAAATAACTGGTTATTACAAAGAATTATTCAATGACCAATAATTTTCATTGGTATTATTTTTCTTGAAACTATTGCTTTATTCAAATATATGATAACCATAGGTTGCTGAATCATATAAAGCAGTATTCCTTTACCGATATTTGGAGTAATAACGGAAATCATTAAAGATGACCTGGCTGGCCAATTGATGGTGAACCGTAACGAGGGTTGCCGCAACCACACCGTATGCAAGAGCATGATTGCGGCCGACTGGCGAACGTTCGATAGTGCGAGTATTGAATGATTGCCAGTCACGGCGGATTGTACTTAAGCAATATGACGGTTCAAGGCGTTTAATCTGAAACCAGCCACATATCAGCCTCTTCAAACATTTCCTGAACAGTACGGCTTATCTGTTCCTTCTCATGCTTGCTGGCGTCAGTATTGATCGCCGGTAGTGTCATCATCGGTTTAACCCGAACATCAGCATCGGGGAAGATCCGGTGAACCCTCTTAGTCAATTCTCCCAGAATGATATCTTTTGCTCCGGGCAAACCATCAAAATTCCTTTTGCCATAAACGAGTTCCACGAACATTGCTTTTAGCCTCTTTACTGTATGGATATACAGTATTTATACTGTGTTTTTATCCGGTATTCAAGAGGGGTTAATTGATGCCACGACGCAGCGATATTGAAATGGCCTGGCATGCTTCGATACAGCAAGAACCTAATGGCCGGAAGACCGTCACCACACAGCGGTTTGTCCAGGAACTGAGCAAGGTTAACTGGAACTGGACGATGAAGCAGGCTAACGAATGGATCGAGTGGTATGTGACAACATTCCGCGATGTATCAACGCAGGAAGGGGAGAACCGTACCTTTCAGCTGTTCAATCCAAACGGAGGACTATAG